GTATAAAGTAGCCTATAGGGGGTCTGTTGGGGGTCTATAGTAGCCTATTGTGTAACATCCTACGTAGGACGTGCTGTGAGGTGAAACCCGTTCCACCTTTCAGATATTTAACGGATGCAATTCACGCTGTGGGGTTAAACTGCACTTCCTACGTAGGACGTGCTGTGCTGTGCTGTGAGGTGATACCCGTTCCGTAATAAATCACAGGACGCTGGGCATAAAAAAGCCCCTTACGGGGCTTGGTGGGTTTGGTGGTATCGGTACCCAATATCATGGGATACCATGCAGCCGCTGGTGACTAGCGCCACCAGCAAAACTATATCGGCTAATATCCGCATAGCCAGCCTGCTATGGCAGTTACAAAGACTACAGCCATCCAAACAATGGAAATGAATTCTACTGCGAATTTGAACACGTTCATTTTTATACTCCGTCTTCCTACGTAGGAAGTTATAAGACGCCCCCCTTTCGGGGGCTTGGTTGGTTATTTTAGTTTAGCCACAATCTCTTGGGCATCCTCAAAACATTCCAGCAATCCCGCGTTATTCAATTCGGTTGCCAGCTTTATCAGTTCTGGCATTACCAGCTTAAGCTTGCCAGCTGGGGTTAACTTGCTAGTGCGTGCATGGGATTCAAGAACCCCCTTGCTTTCGTCTTTAGCATCCCTAACAGTAGCGGCTGCTTTATCTCGGCTGGGGTTGGTACTGAATGCTCCGCCATTTTTAAGACAATCCCTTAAGGCATTAAGATAATTAGCCTTTGTTTTTGCCACCAGTTCTGCCGGTAATGCGTCGTGTATAGCCCTAGCATTAGGGCATGTTTTAAGTGATCCTATGACCACTTTTGCTTTACGCAATTGCGGCAGCAATGCATCAATGTTTTTCTTTGCATCCTTTCTTTGTAGCTTAATGGCTTTTTCAGCCGTCTTAAGCTTCTCTATCTCGTGAGTGGTGCGCTCTTGCACCATGCCCAGCTGGGCATAGGCATTTAACCTAATGCCAATTTCGGTAATCAATAACGCTGTATCCAACGTACCATCCGCATTACGCGGGGTGGCGATTGGGGTTTGTACTGCTTGCGCTTTGTTTTGTGTTGCCATGATAATACTCCGATAATAGTTTTATAAATCGCCAGTTCCTACGTAGGAACTGACGTGGTAACGGTATGTTACCCAGTAGCGGCCTAGTAACTAAGCCGCTATAAGCTAACTAACCTTAACTAATCCAGATTGTTAAAGAGCAAGTTCGGTATTGCTGAACAGGGTTACATTAGACCACAAGGCACGACAAAAAGCAACAGGTATTTGTAAGTCATTGATTTATAAGGGATTAAATATGGAAAATCAGGCATGGCGTGGGCTTCGCTTCCTACGTAGGCCGATAAGCCGACCCCGACCCCCCTAAATTTTAAATAGCCGCTCGGTATCCCCGTATCTCGAATTTACTCACTATCTCTCAATTTTTTTGAAATTGCCCCTAGCAAAACACCCCCCAGTATCCGAATAAACGGCCTGTAAAAATTTTTATATATTTTTTTAAAATATTCGCTGTATAATCCATTCGACTTATATCCTGCGGTCACCCCCGCTACCCCTATGGAAGAAGACTTTTACATAGACCCCCCATCGGATGATCCCGATGAGTACCACGCGCTCCTCGCTAAAGCCGATGAATGCTTTACTTCGTCCGTACCTTTCCTGCAGGGCATGGGGTTTGAGATGCCTGAACCGACCAATGAAGATCGTAAAGAGGCAATGCACATCTACCATAACACTCCGTTAGCCCCACCCAAACCCACCACGCTAGGGGCAGCAGTGGTATTGAACAGCATGTTATCCAAGCATGACTACGCCCTGAATGACCCAATGCACAAAATGCGTAACTACGTTATGTATAAGTTCTTTGAACATGCAGAGAGTGAAGACCCTAAAATCAGCTTAAAAGCTTTAGAGTATCTGGCTAAGTCGTCCGAGGTAGGACTGTTTACAGACAAAATAGAAGTGAATATCCACGAGAAGCCCACAGAAGAACTCAAGTCTGAACTTACATCACTCATTGGCAGCATACTGCTACGATCTAAAAACCCAGTGATTGAAGCTACCGATGCGGAGTTTGTAAGTAAACCATGAACGAAGAGCTGCAAGGGTTTAGCGACGAGGATTTACAGTACATAGTAGACAATGCCTCTGCCTCTGAGCTTATAAAGCTGAATGTTGTCATGGATGAGTTACGGCAGCGTAGAGTTAGGGAAGATTCACGAAAAGACTTCCTAAAGTTTGTACAGCATATGTGGCCTGAGTTTATTCACGGATCGCACCATGCGAAGATGGCTAGAGCGTTCGAACGTGTGGCTAGAGGAGAACTTAAACGGCTAATCATTAATATGCCGCCTCGACATACGAAATCTGAGTTTGCATCCAACATGCTGCCCGCATGGTTCTTAGGGCTATACCCACACAAGCAGGTTATGCAGATTTCTCACACTGCAGACATGGCAGAGGGCTTTGGTCGTAAAGTAAGGAACTTGGTTGACTCTGACATCTATAACTCTGTCTTTCCTGATACTCGCCTGCGACGTGACTCTACAGCTGCGGCTCGGTGGAATACGGACAAAAATGGTGTGTATATCGCGATGGGTGTTGGTGGTGCGGTAGCTGGTAAAGGTGCTGACCTGCTGATTATTGACGATCCGATCTCAGAGCAAGAAGGTAAAGGGTTAGACTCCGGGCCATTTGATGCGGTGTATGACTATTACATGACAGGTCCTCGTCAGCGGTTACAGCCGGGCGGGGCGATCATTGTGGTTATGACACGGTGGAATAAACGGGACCTAACAGGCCGACTCGTTGATAACATGCTACGTAACCCGGATGGTGACCAGTGGGAGGTGATTGAGTTTCCTGCCATATTACCTAGCGGGCAACCGCTGTGGCCTGAGTATTGGAAACTTGAGGAGCTGGAGAAGACTAAAATCTCTCTGGACAATCGGTTCTGGCAAGCTCAATACCAGCAGAACCCCACCTCAGAAGAAGGTGCGATAGTAAAGCGTGACTGGTGGCAGCGCTGGGAGCAAGAGTATCCACCGGATATATCCTATACGTTATTGTCTTGGGATACTGCGTTCGAGAAACATAACCGGGCTGACTATAGTGCACTGACCGTATGGGGTGTGTTTTATGCTGATGACGGGGTGGGTGGTAAACAGGCGAACATTATCCTGCTTGATGCTGTTAAGAAGCGGGTGGAGTTTCCTGAGCTGAAGCAGTGGGCCTATGATGCGTACCAAGAATGGGCACCGGACAGTATGATTATCGAGAAACGAGCTTCAGGTGCGTCGTTGATACAAGAGCTTAGACGTTCAGGCATACCTGTCCAAGAATATACACCGACTAAGGGTAACGATAAAATCTCAAGGCTTAACAGTGTGGCAGACATATTTGCTTCAGGAATGGTGTGGGCACCGGAGACACGGTGGGCAGATGAGCTGATTGATGATGTTGCGTCATTCCCAGCAGGAACACATGATGACTTGGTGGATACTGTCTCACAAGCCTTGCTTAGATTTAGACAAGGTGGGTTCGTTAGTACACAGCTCGATGAGCCGGAAGAAGAACGGTATTTTAGACGCAAAGTGGCGTATTATTAGGTAGACCACAACATATTTAGGACCCGACATGGCAATTGATAAGAGTTTATACCAAGCCCCACAGGGCTTAGCTGCGCTGGACGACAACCCAGACCACCAGATTGAGATAGAAATTGAGAACCCAGACGACGTATCTATGAATATAGACGGCTTAGAGATTGATCTGATGCCGGATAAAGAGGGTTCGGAAGACTTTAACGCTAACTTAGCTGATGAAATTGACGAACAGACCCTAGCTACACTGGCAGGTGACTTGTTAGCTGACTTTGATGACGACGTTAACTCCAGAAAAGACTGGATGCAGACCTATGTAGACGGTATTGAGCTGCTAGGTATGAAGATTGAGGAGCGTTCAGAGCCTTGGGAAGGCGCATGTGGGGTATATCACCCACTATTGAGCGAAGCATTGGTTAAATTCCAAGCTGAGACCATGCAAGCGACGTTTCCTGCAGCGGGTCCTGTGAAAACACAGATTATTGGTAAAGAAACACCTGAAAAGAAAGACGCGGCAGAGCGTGTTCAGGACGATATGAACTACCAATTGACCGATGTAATGAAAGAGTACCGCCCAGAACACGAAAGAATGTTGTGGGGCTTGGGTATGTCAGGTAATGCGTTCAAAAAAGTGTACTTTGACCCTCATTTAGACCGTCAAGTAGCAATATTTGTACCCGCTGAAGACCTTGTTGTGCCTTATGGCGCGATGAATTTGGAGCAAGCAGAGCGTGTAACCCATGTTATGCGTAAAACTGAGAACGAATACCGTCGATTACAGGTAGCTGGGTTCTATAGAGACGTAGAGTTAGGTGAACCCAACAACAGTTTGGACGAAGTAGAGAAGAAAATCGCAGAAAAGATGGGTTTTAGAGCCTCATCTGACGATAGATATAAGTTTTTAGAGATGCACGTCGAGCTAGATTTGCCGGGTTTTGAGCATGAAGATGACGGCGAATTGACAGGAATTGCTTTACCTTATGTAGTAACCATTGAAAAAGGAAGCCAAACTATTGTGGCTATCCGTAGAAACTGGGAGGAAGGCGATGAAACTTACCAAAAAAGACAGCACTTTGTACATTATGGCTATGTTCCGGGATTTGGATTCTATTGCTTTGGTCTTATCCATCTGGTTGGTGCTTTTGCTAAGTCTGGCACTTCTCTTATCAGACAGTTGGTCGATGCTGGTACACTCTCCAATCTTCCCGGCGGTTTTAAAGCCAGAGGATTGCGGGTAAAAGGTGATGATACTCCGATAGCACCGGGCGAGTTTAGGGATGTAGACGTACCTAGCGGTACAATTAAAGACAACCTGATGGCACTCCCCTATAAAGAGCCAAGTCAGGTATTAGCCGGTCTGTTAGATAAAATCATTGAAGAAGGTAGACGGTTTGCTAACGCAGCTGATTTACAAATTTCTGATATGTCAGGCCAAGCACCAGTCGGTACGACACTTGCTATCTTAGAGCGTACGTTGAAGGTAATGTCAGCTGTACAGGCTAGAGTGCATTACTCGATGAAACAAGAGTTGATCTTGTTGAAAGACATCATTGCCGCTTATGCCCCAGAAGATTACGACTATGACCCTGAATCAGGCGATAGAAAGGCTAAGAAGTCTGATTACAGCTTAGTTGAAGTTATCCCTGTGTCTGATCCAAACGCCTCCACAATGGCGCAGAAGATCGTCCAATACCAAGCGGTACTACAGTTAGCTCAAGGCGCACCACAGCTGTACAACTTACCGCTACTACACCGTCAAATGCTTGATGTGTTAGGTATTAAAAATGCGCAGAAGCTAGTCCCTATGGAAGACGACATGAAGCCTGTCGATCCAGTATCAGAGAATCAAAATATTCTGATGGGTAAACCAGTCAAAGCGTTCTTAACTCAAGACCACCAAGCGCATATTCAAGTACACATGGCAGCAATGCAAGACCCTAAGATCATGCAATTGTTGGCAGATAATCCTATGGCTAAGCAGTTACAAGCAGCAGCTATGGCACACATCAATGAGCATTTAGGGTTTGAATACCGCAAACAAGTAGAACTACAGTTAGGCTTCGCATTACCGCCACAAAAAGACGAGTCTGGTGAAGACCAGCACATGTCGCCTGAAGTTGAAGCAAGACTTGCTCCGATGTTAGCCCAAGCCGCCATGCAGTTACTGCAAAACAACCAAGCAGAAGCAGCACAGGCCGCAGCACAGCAACAAATGCAAGACCCTATGGTACAGATGCAGATGCAAGAATTGCAGCTTAAACAGCAAGATTTGCAGCGTAAAGCGCAGAAAGACCAAGCAGACATTCAGCTCAAGAACAAACAGCTGGATATTGAAGCTGCTAGGGTACAAGCTCAACACCAACAAGTCGATAAGAGTACACAAGTTCAAGCCCTGACAAAAGCAGGTGAGCTACAAGCTAAACGCGATAGTGAAGCAGCTAAATTGAAAGTATCAGCATTAGGCAAAGCAGGTGATATTCAGGCTAAACGTGATAGCGATGCGGCTCGGTTAAAAGTCCAGTCCTTATCTAAAGCAGCTGACTTGGTTGATAGAGATAAAGAAAGAGTACATCAACATAGACAGAATCAGATGAGCCACGCTCATCAAGCGGAACAGGCATTACAAGCTCAACAAACCCAACCGACAAAAGGTGAAGAATGAACGCATTTGACTTATTGATTTCACAGATC